CTCCTAATGTAGTTCTTGCTTGATTTTTTTCTGGATACAATTGATACATTGTCATAAAGTTTAAACCAATCTTATCAGCAACGTCTTCTCTTACACCAATAAAGAAAGTTCTTTTACGAGATTGTGGAACACCAAAGTAACTTGCGTCTAATACATCAGCGACAACAAGATAACCAATTTGTTCAAATGTATTTTGTATCTTATGGAAGTATTCTTTTGCTTCTCCCATTGTCAAACCTTCAACATTTTCTCCTATGATTACTTTTGGTTTAATTTCTTTTGCCACTCTTAAAAATTCAAAAAACAAATCTTCAACATTTTCTACACCTTTAATATCACTATATTGTTTCTTTTTACCAAATGCGTCTGCGTGTGTATTACCTTTACCGTGTGATACAGAACCAGCCATACTAAACGCTGAACACGGTGGCGAACCATCAAGTAAATCAAGTTCACCTGGTTTTAAATTAATCTTTTCTAAAAAGTCTTTACCAGTTAATTTTTTAATATCGCCAGGTATAATTAAAGTATCTGGATAATTTTCTCTATACGTGTTTTGAGCTTCTGGTACAAATTCATTGATTGCCAATATCTTACCACCAGCCAATCTATAACCTGTTGATGAACCACCACCACCAGCGAAAGTAGATAGTACATTAAAGAGTGCTCTTTTCTCACTCTCTAAAGTATCTTTTAGAGTATATCTTTCATATTTGTACATAGTCATACTATATCATATTTAGCAGGATTTGTCAATGACGAAACAATTGTTTCGTTAAAATTTATCTACTTCATTACCCCAACTATCCCATTTATCACGTTTTGTACGAGCAAAGAGTTCAATATATGGACCTTCAAGTAACTGTTCTATACGGCCATATATCTCATCTGGTTTTCTGGAGTGTTCTCTACGATTCGATACAACTAACTGATCTACATTACTGGACATTCTACGAGGTTTACCTTTGGTGGCTAATAACGCCATCTCTGGATTTGCTCTTGTCCAATAACCTAAACCTTTAAAGTAGTCGTTATTGTTTTTGTTTTGTTTAACCCAAGTAAAAGCAACTGTCTTATAAGTGAAACCCCACGCCTCTATAACTTTAAATGCTTGTTGTAAAAACGGATCGGTCACCCACATTATAAGGGTGGAATTGCCCTCAGCAAGGTTGCTAACAGGTAGAGAAATAATGTCAGAAAGGCCAGCGCACTTATAGTGCTTAGTGGCGTTCCTTCCTTCTCCCTTTTCTGAATACGATTTAAAATACCACGGAGGATCTGCATAAATTACTTTATATTGTTTTTTAATATTACTTATATCCATAACTTATTAAAAAAATTTTTAAGGCAATGACAAAAATACATAACTGATATGTTTTAATATTCGTGTTTGCTGCTAGATAAACACCTAGAGCAAAAGACCAATGTATTACAATAACTAAAAGTAAAAGACCTGTCGTCATTCAAAAAAACTTTCTAAACTTGCTTTCTTTTCATAAGACCAACCAATTGAATTAAGTATGAAACTCAATGGATCTAAAAATGTCTTTTGAAACTGTACTTCATAATCAATATAATTTTCTAATTTAAATTCTTTTGGTAATTTTGTAATATAAGAAATCACATCAAACTTAAATGGATTTGCTTCAATCAACTTAATAAACTTAATCTTGTCACCCTCTTGTATCAATGGATATTTACTTGTTAGTTTAAATTGTCTTATTTGATGATTGTAAATTAAAGCACCTTTTACGTGTATTGGTGTACCTTTAATAAACACATTATTACTATGATGATACTTGGCTAAATTATTACAAGACCTTGGAAAAGAAATCTGTTCAGCATTCATTTTGAAAAATTCACTTTTAAAATCACTTACAAATTTTTGTAAAGTATTTTCATCTTTAGTCATTATAAGTTTAATCGCATCTCTAATTTTACCACGACAAACTTCAGGTGTTGATGATTTTACAGCTTCAATACCCATAATCTTCAATTTAGGTTCATCAAATGTAATACCTTCTTCGTCTAATACATTTAACATATATCTTTTTTTTGCAGTCCAGATACCTTTGTCAGCAATAACTTCTCGTTTCATAACCATTTTATTACCAATAGCATTTGTGTAATCAGCAAGTTCATTAAAACATCTATCTAAAAATGGTTGTATTCTAGTGTCAACAACCTTATTAATAAATCTTAATATATGTTCTCTTGGTTTATCTTTACAAACTTGTTCCACTAATTTATCTAAACAAAGATAAATGGAATCTGTATCTGACGCAACTACATAATCTATTTTATCGTGTGTCTTTAAAATATTATTCATATATTCATTTATATTTTTTTCAATAAAACGAATTACAAACTGACCAGATGTTGTAATTGCGGTTGCTTGCCTAACATCATAATATCTAAAATATTGATTACCAATAGCACCATAAGCAGAGTTCAATGCAATTTTTTTAGCCCATTGTATATTGTGACAACGAGATATTTCTTTTAATAACTTTTTATCTTTTGTTTTTTGATATTCTTGTTTTGCTGAAAATTCTAAATCTTTAAACTTAACTCTATCATTGTACATACTTTCCATAAGTCTTGGTAAAAACCCTGGACTATCTGTTTTAAACATCGCACCATTTGGCGTAATGCAAGCACCTTCTGTCTTTAAGTGTGTTAGCGGTGTCGCTTGATTTAACAACTTATCGACAGACACTCCACTTGATTTTACGCCAATGATTTTTTCAGGTGAGATATTGTATTGCATAATTAAATGTGGATATAGAGAGTTAATATCAAACGAAACTATCCAATTATGCATACCTATTAACGGGTCTTTTACATAAGCGCCGTCATACTTATCTTCCTTTACATTATCTTCCTTAGGAGGTATGATAACGTTTTCTTTTCTTAAATAATTATAAATTAACATATCCCACATTCTAACCTGTGAGAACACATCATTATAATTTACTTTGGCTTCATAAGCCATAGTTAAAACTAGTTCAATAAGTTTTAATTTATCTTCTAGTCCATCAACAATCTCAACGTCTTTAATATTGTAATCAATAAACGACTGAAAATCTTTTGTATACCAATCTCTAAAAGTATCGTAAGGGTTTTCATTTTTTTGTATTCCTAGTTCTACTTTACCTATATAATCTAACTTATAACTTTCTTGTCTTTGTGGTATAAATTTTTGATACAAATCCAAATAATCTAACATTACTATACCAAAAATGTTATAATTAGTTTGTGGACGACCTCTCACTACAATTGTTTCTCTTTCAACTAAATTCCAAGGTGAAAATCTTTTTAATACTTTTTCATCTACAAGGTTTCGAATACGATTAAATAGATAAGGAATATCAAAAAATTTTGTATTCCAACCTGTGATAACATCAGGATAATTTTTAATCCAAAACTTCATAAATTCCATAATGAGTTTCTTTTCTGAATTACATCTAATATAAGTTATATCTATTCGATCAGATTTAAACTCACCTGTACCCCAAGTAATAATTTGTTTATTTGATTGATTCTTAACTGTAATTGCTAATATTTCTTCCATAGGATTTTCAACATCTGGAAATCCATTTTCAGCACTACACTCTATATCAACAGTAAATATTTTAATGTATTCTTTTAAGAAATCAACGTCATTAGGAAACTCATCAGAAATATATTGATACTGGTAGCGATCCATACCATAGATAGGTGCGTTATCTGTATTATAATTTTTTTTGAAATCTCTTGCTTTTAATATATTACCAAACTTGATTGGTTTTAAAGATTGTCCATTAAGTGTTTTAAATCCAGTTTCTTGTTGTGTAATAGCGTATAGGGTTGGTTGATAATCAATTTTTTCTCTATATTCTTTACCATCAAGTATACCTCTTACTAAAAGTTTACCTCTGTGTTCAATAACGTTTTTATAAAAGTTCATTATCTAATAAATGTAATGTTATATTATCAAGTTCTTTTGTTAAATGTATTTGACAACCTAATCTACTAATACCTTTTTTATATCCTTTTTCATATTCTAATAATTCTTGTTCTGGTGTATTATAATCTATTTTACCAAGTTTGTCAATCCATGCATTATTAACATAGACGTGGCAAGTCGCACAAGCACAACACCCGCCGCAGATGGCAGGAATTTCTTCCAAGTTTGCCTCTTTAGCTGCTTCCATTATTGTCCAGCCTTCGGGCACCTTTACTTGGACTTTTTGATTGTTTGTCCTAATAAAGTTTACTGTTATCACTATTATAGTTTAGGTAATTTAGTTTCCGTAATTAAACCTGATGGCGTAAATATACTACTTGTATTTTGTTTGTAAGATTTAAGTATTTCATCTTTTGGATCAACGCTTGAAATTACACTTTGAGTTTTAATTTCTACATCATCACTTTTTGAATATGGACTATATAAAGTCATCATTAATTGTACTGGTTTACCAGGTCCTTGTTGATGAGGTATAATTACAAAAGGTTTATTTAATTTGGTAAATTCTGTATTTGAATCTACAACTTTAGCAATAATATCTTCGCCTGTAGATAGTCTTAGTATTTTCACATCTGACATAATATCTCCTTATTATTTAATATAACACAAATTGACTTATTTGTCAATGTTGTTTTCTTTGTCAACTGGTCTTAGTCTCTTACTTAATACGAAAGTTCTGTTAGGGTTGACACTTACATTCATCTGTCGCATTAAATCTCTATTAATTAATAAATCTGAACCTGATCTTGGTCTTGCATCTAAACCAACTTCTATATCTTTATATGTAAAACCATTAAAAGTAATATCCATTAAAAC